ATCGAGTGGCTCCTGTTAAAAAAGGTATTAGGAGGTCTTTAGTTATGTGGTTTGGAGGCCAACCTTTTAAATGAAATGTTTTTATTGTAAATCAGAAGTAAGATGGAATAATGATTTTGATGCCGAAGATGTTAATGAAGACTCAGAATATTTAATTGTTAGCATGTATGAATGTGACAAGTGTCATGCATGGTATGAAGTATTTCATGGAGAAAAAGAACAAGATGAATAGAAAAATATTATTTCCAACTCCTATTTATTTTAAAGATATACCTAACTCAAAAGAATTAAATAAATATTTATTTAAACATATTAAAGCATGGCGTAAAGCTGAGCCAAAAGGTGAGACAAAAACTAATTCTGGATTTGGTTGGCACAGTTCAACAAACATGAATGAAAAGAAAGAGTATAGTCCACTTACACAAGAGTTATTTAAAATGGCAGAAGAGTGTAATAAAGATTATGGTATTGCACCTAAATTAGGACTAGGTAATATGTGGGCTAACGTAAGTCCTACTTATTCCTATAATAAAACACATACACATCCTAACTCATTATGGTCAGGAGTATACTATGTAAAAGTACCAAAAAACTCTGGTAAGTTATTTTTAGAAGATCCGAGACCAGGACCTAATACACATATGCCAAGACGAGCAGACAATCTACCTGAACAATTATGGAGAGTATGTGCTTATGAAGCTGTAGAAGGACGTATGATATTCTTTCCATCATGGCAACCACACGGTGTAGATATAAATATGAATACAGAAAAAGGTGAAAAGAATTGGCGTATATCAGTATCTTATAATTTTATACAAATATGAGTTTTAAAAAAAATAAATATCAAGTCATTAGAGGTGCTATATCAAAAGAACTAGCAGATATAGGATATACTTATTTACAAATATCAGCAGAAGCAGATCATTGGATGTTAGAAAACTATGTTACACATTCAGGTAATCCATTTGTTGGAAACTTTCATGATAGACAAGTGCCAGGATCCTATGCAAAATATGCAGACCGATTAATGGAAACATTACTTATTAAAACTATACGTGTAATGAAAGCTAAAACAAATTTAGATTTAATACCAACCTATTCTTACACAAGATTATACAGAACAGGCAATATTTTAAACAGACACAAAGATAGACCTAGCTGCGAGATATCAACTACTTTATGTTTAGGTGGTGATCACTGGCCTATTTATCTAGATCCAACAGGAGAAAACAATGTTATTAAAGAATACGAAGGTGTTATAAAACCTGGTGCACCTAAAGGAATAAAAGTTGACTTAAAGCCAGGAGATATGCTTATATACTCAGGTTGCGAACTAGAGCATTGGAGAGAACCTTTCCAAGGCAAACTATGCGGACAAGTGTTCTTACACTACAATCATGCAAATGGACCCTTTGCAAAGTCCAATTTGTATGATAAAAGACCTATGTTGGGTATACCCAAAATTCGTTGATTCACAACGCACTTTAATATAATCTGAGAGACATATGTTACAAAAAATAGGATTTCAACCTGGGTTTAATAAACAAGTCACTGCTACCGGTGGTGAAAATCAATGGATAGACGGTGATAATGTTAGGTTTAGATATGGCACACCTGAAAAAATAGGTGGTTGGGCTCAATTAGGATCTACAGAACTTACAGGAAGAAACACAGCTTTACATCATTTTGTAAACGCAACAGGTATTAAATATGCTGCGTTAGGAACTAATAAAATTTTATATGTATATTCGGGTGGTATCTTTTATGATGTACACCCTATTAGACTTACAGCAACTTTAACAAGTGCTTTTACAACTACAAACGGATCAGCAACAGTTACAATAACTTTTGCATCAGCACATGGATTAAATATAGGTGATGTTTTTTTATTAGACAATTTTTCAACTATTACTAATTCTAATTTTGCAGCTGGAGATTTTAACGATATTAAATTTGAAATTAAAACTATTCCAACAGATACGACTTGTACAATTACCATGCCTTCTAACGAAAGTGGTTCTGGTGCAACAACTTCTGGTGGTATTAGAGTACAGGCTTATTATAGAGTAGGACCTGCTGTAGAATCAGCAGCTACTGGTTGGTCACTAGGTCAATGGGGAGGAACACAATCAGGACAATTTATATCTACATTAGATGGAGGTATTAATGCATCAGTTACAAGTTTATCTTTGGCTAGTGCTACATCGTTTCCATCATCAGGTACAGTAATTATTGGAGCAGAACTTATTACATACAGTTCTAAAAGCGGTAATACTTTATCAGGGCTAACGCGTGGTGCATCAGGAACCACGGCAGCTATACATTCAGATGGAGCACAAGTTATAGATGCTGCTACATATGCTGGTTTTGGCGCAGCTCCGTCAGGAGACATAGTTACAGCACCTGGTTTATGGTCATTAGATAATTTTGGTAATAAATTAGTTGCAACTATATTTGGTGGTGAAACTTTTACATGGGATGCAGATGATGCAAACGCAGTTACAACAAGAGCAGCTATAGCAAGTGGTGCACCTACAGCATCACGTGATATGTTAGTATCTACACCGGACAGACACTTAGTATTTTTTGGAACAGAAACAACTATTGGAACAAAATCTACACAAGATCAAATGTTTATAAGATTCTCAGACCAAGAAGATATTACATCGTATACACCTACAGCAAACAATACTGCAGGTACACAAAGACTGGCCGACGGATCACGGATCATGGGCGCACTTAGAGGTAGAAATGCAATTTATGTATGGACAGACACAGCATTATTTTTAATGCGTTTTGTTGGTGCACCTTTTACATTTGCCTTTGAACAAGTAGGAACTAACTGTGGATTGATAGGTAAGAACGCTGCAGTAGAAGTTGACGGTACAGTTTATTGGATGTCAGAAAATGGTTTCTTTAGATATGGTGGACAACTAGAATCATTACCTTGCTTAGTAGAAGATTTTGTTTTTGATGATTTAAACACAGTAACTAAACAACACGTTAATGCAGGACTAAACAATTTGTTTGGTGAGATAAATTGGTTTTATGTATCTTCTGGTGCTAATACAGTTAACAGAGTTGTAACTTATAATTATTTAGATTCTACAGCACAAAGACCTGTATGGACTACAGGTACATTAGATAGAACAGCTTGGTCAGACTCAGCTATTTTTGGTAAACCACATGCTACACAATACGATACATCTACAAACGGTTCATCAACTTCATCTACTTATGTAGAAGGAAATACGGATGGCGTTTCTATATACTATGAACACGAAACAGGATTAAACCAGGTTAAAGAAGGAGCAGAAACTGCTATTACTGCAAATATAGAATCAGGAGATTTTGATATAAGTATAAACAGAAATGGTGCAGCTGATACTAGAGGAGATGGTGAATACATAATGAAAGTTAGAAGAGTCATACCAGACTTCTTATCTCAAACAGGAGATGCAACAGTTACATTACAGTTAAGAGATTTTCCAACTGACGTAGAAGCAAGTTCGTCCTTAGGACCATTTACAGTTACAACAAGCACTAAAAAAATAGACACACGTGCAAGAGCTCGTGCTATATCATTAAAAGTATCTAACACAAGTACAAGTCAGTTTTGGAAACTTGGAACATTTAGATTAGATATACAACCAGACGGAAGAAGATAATGGCATTAACAAAAGAAGATATTAGTATACAGGGAACTGGTGGCTATGGTACTTTAAGTTACACTCCAGAACCAGGTGAAAATATAGAAGGAACAGCCGGAGACATTGCAGCAGAAACTGCAACAAGTGGTATTGTGTCTTCAGACGCAAGTGCAGAACTTGCAGGACAAGCACCAAACATAGTTGTACCTGTTAATCAAAGTAGTGATAGTGTTGATAGAAATATAAATTTTGAAACAGGAGATATAACAGGATCAACAACCGGTGATATTAATATATATGATGAAATTGCTTTAACAGGTGGTGCAACCAACACAGGTGGTTTAACAACTTTAACAGATAAAATACCGGATGTATTAAAACCATCAAAAATAGGTTTTGCTTTAAATCTTGCCAAACCTGGTCTTGGTGTTTTATATAATCTTATACAAGCAAAAAAAGCAATAGAACGTCAAGCAATAGTAGACGAAGCAGAAACAGCAAGATTAGCTGATACACCTGAGAACGCAGGTTATGCAACTGAGTCAGATAAAATTATGGCTGAAGGAGATATAGCTTTTGCAGAAACGGGTGACTATGATGTGTATTCGGATACACCTACAGGAACAAATATTTACACAGGTGCTCCTACAACATATTCTTATGAAGGAAGTGATGAACAAGATGAAGCTACAAATTATGCACCAGAACCAACTTACACGGCACCACCAGCATACCAAGGATCTCCTGCTTACAGTGGTAGTGATAGTGGTAGCGATAATGGTGGTAGTATGTCTAGTCAAGACGAAATGGATGCGGGAGGAAGAGGTTCTAGATATGCTGTTGGCGGTATAGTAAGATTAAGAAAAAATAAACAAAATAGTCGTATACATGACCGTAGAA